TTTAATGATGGTTTTGGAATAGCACGAGGACGGTTACCAAGACCTAAACGACTAGCCCATTCGCCAGGAATGTTAATGTATTTAATTCCATCTCGTTCTTCAACCATACCGCTACGATCTGGTGATTCATAAATTGTCTGCAATTTACGGATTACAGATGGGTCATCAATAACAATCTTTCCCCATTTTTCTACAACGTCAGCAAATGCGCCAAAGAATGGGAAGATATAACGCAGAGTAGAGGCCGCTTCAACGCGCTCTGATGTATCATAAAGAGTACGGCGCATCTGTGCTCTTGCCCATTGACGAGAGTTAGATTCAAGTTTACGTAGATACAATGCTGGGATTTCATCACCAGGATATGTATCAATAGCATTACGAACAAGGGCCTCTAGGCGCTTGCGGTATAAATCTACGAATAGTGGATTACGAACTAACGCTCTTTCAGGAGCTTCACCTACAATTCTGTAAAAACCTTCTTGAAACCTAGACCAACTCTTAGACATACTTGATGTGCCATTAGCATTAGATATCTGTGCTGCATTTATACTAGGACGATCTACTGCATTAGCAAAAAATAACTTAATATCATCAGGCTTTATTTCACGCTCTGCTGATACACGGCGTAATCCAGCAGCAAATGCAGGAAAAACATTATCAATATTTTCTAAGTTTGCCTGAATGATGTCATCTACTTCACGGCCTAAAGCAAGGTTACGTATAATCCTGCGACCTTCTGGGTTTTTCAAAAGGAATGTTCTGGCTTCTGCGATAAGAGCCTCGCGGGGTTTATCTTGTAGCAGAATACGAGTAAGTTTAGAACCGCGAATTTGACGATTTACTACACGGATGTAAGCCTGTTCCCAACCTTCATCATTTCCGTTGACAATAACCCAGTCACCTGTAGTTTCAAAAGAATTACGGAAAGCCTTATTTGCTTCAGTAAAATGGTCATCTACAATCTGTGAAGCATTGGTAATAAACCTATCGCGGATGAATGCAGCTTGTTGTGGGGTAGCACCTAAAGCATCTTCAACGGTAATAACTCTATTACCAATACGAATCTCGTTTAGACCCATACCAAATTTGTCAATTACTGGTACTTTTCCAGCAAGCATTGCATCAATTTCTGCAATTTGTCTAGCAATAAGTTCTGGATTATCAGCAACATCCATAAGAGCTTCAAGTTCTTGCTTCTTTGTTTCTAATTTTACGCCATTACTCCATTTGAATACGTCTTCTGTTGAAGCATTTTTGAATTTAGAGTTAATTATATTTTTTCCTGCAGCTCCAAGGCCATAAGCAACGCGATTCATAATGGCCATAGGTCCAACGGTTGACATAATTCGCATATAACCTTCAGTTACGTTACGAATTGGATATCCAAGGCGAGCTAAAACCTCAAACTTAAGCAATGAGTCAAGCCCATCTCCAATATTCATCAACTTGCTTTGAGCGATAGCACCCATTTCGTATGGTTTACCACGCTGGGCTCTTGTATATCTCATTAAAGATTTATACATTTGGTCAATATCAAGGGTAGGAAGTTGTCTAAGTAGTTGTGTTTCATTCAAAGGTAAAGCAACTACGTTAAGAATACCTTCTCCGCCTTCTATTGGAGTTACTTTAGAGCCTGCTGGAATAAATTGACCTTCAGGAGTCTTTGTCCCAGCACCAGTATAAGCACGCTCACGGATTAGATTACGTGCGCTATTACGGGCTGTGGAGTATTTACGCCAAGCAGCAAGGACATCTTTTTCATTTGTAAAACCAAACTGACGAGCAACTGTGTTAAATAACTCTTCTTCAATCTCAATATAGGCAGCAGCTCTAGCATCTACATCTGGAGCAGATGTGTACTTATCAAATAAAGCGTTACGCTTTTCTAGTGAAAACTCCGCCTGTTTTACATCTGTTTCAAGTTTATCTATTTCTTGCTTGATAACCTTGGTTTCTTCTGGGGTCTTTGCAACTTTTAGTCTAGCTTTTAAGTTATCTACCTTTTCAGCATAAAGTCTTTTTTGCTGTGTTGAGAAATCGCGGACTCTATTGAGCATATTATCAAGAGTCTGAACAGATTGATTATCAGTAAAGTCAATCCAACCGCGAGGGCGCTTATATGCAAAGCCCTGTAGGAAACGAACTACTGGACCTGCTGCACCATTACGAAGGTCTGTAAACTTTTTACCAACAGCCGTGTCATCCGAGAATGTCAAGAACTGGCGTGCTTTACTTGTAACGCCAAAGCGTGGCACAGCATTAGGGCTTAAAGAGCCAGCAAGATCTAAAGTCTTATAGGTTTCATCAAGTTCTGCTTGTAGAGTTTTGAGAAGTATCTGGTTCTTTTCTAAGTTATCACCCTGATTAACAAGGTCCATAGTTAACTGACCTGTTACTTTATCGGTTGATGAACCTAAATACTTAGCTGCAGTAATTTCATCTTCAAGATTTGCAATACGTGCTGCGATATCTTCGTGGCGAGCAATGAGGTTTCCAGCCGCTTGAGCATCGCCTTGCGCCCATAAAATTATATCTGCTTTTGCTTTATGCCTGATTGCTACATCATCAATTTTATTTGCTTGAGCGAGAACATCTGCAAGAGTTGCGGGATTAGCAGATTCGCGAATTGCTTTAACACGGAATAAGTCTGCTGTGCCTAAGCCATCGGTATCTTCAACAAATTTCTCAAAGTTGGCTTTTACTTTTTTTGCTTTACGAGTTGTTGTTTCGCCAGTTAGAGCACTCTTTATATATCCTACACCTTCAGTTGTATAGCCAAAAGCTCTTGCAACTTTTCCAACTTTTCCAACAATAATGGTTGGGTCAATAACAAAACGAGCAATAACATCAGTAGTAAATGATGACCAACGACCAAATGTTTGTTCACGGAATGCTTCTTCCGCTTGTTCTTTTTGATAAATATCAAAATCATTAGCAGCAAAAAGCAAGTGGTCTTTAATAAACTTCTCTGCTTTATTACGACTTTTACCTAGAGTTGCTGCGTTAAAAGCGTCTTCCACTACATCAAGTGGTTGACCAACAAGAGTTTTTACAAGAGCGCGACCAGGAGATACCTTACGGGCAGCTTCCCAAGATTGACGGATTTTATTTACATCCAATCCTTTACCTTGATAGAGTGGATTAGTTTCCTCTCCAACAAGTAAACCAAAAGAAACTGCTTGGGCTGATAGGTTGTAAGCCTTCTCTAATTTGATAAATAATTTACCCCAAAACCCAGGTGACTTAGCCTCTTCAGCGCGATAAGCCTGTTGACGGCGATAAGCATCAATAAACTCTTGGCGATCTGTAGGATCTAGAGCCTTTGCAACATCCATAGGCACAGCTAAAGAGTTTGGTTTATTACTATTATTGTAAAGTTGATTAAAAGCACCCATTGTATCAAAAGCAGAAGGATTATACTTCTTCTGCTGTTCATTATAGATACGTTGCGCTATCTCGCGTTCACTCATAGAAGGTTAGCCCTAAGTATCCTTACATAATTACGGAATGCTTGAGTTGAATTAGGAGACTGAGCCATTACTTCAAATGCTGGTAAATAAGATACAAGTCTCTGTAAGTCGCTATCGGTATCAATGCTGGGAGCGTTAATACCTAGAACTTCTGGTCCTGGACCTTCACCCATTGCAATACCTGAAGTGATTGGTTCATCTGGTCGCTCTGTTGGTGCATATAGCGGAGTTACTGGTTCCAGTTGACTTGGAGCCATACCCATCTCACTACGAGATGTTGGGCGTACATCTGGGGTCCTTGCTAGTGGAGCGCCTGCTTTATTAGCGGCGTTCTCAACACCTGAGCCATACTCTGTTGATTGGAAAGATAAACCATCTGTTCTCTTGGAGAATTTACCTGGACCTGCTGGACCTGCAAGTGGTCCTCTAGCCATTGTTGTCCTCCATCTTTTCTAAATCTGAGGTAAATTGTTCCCACACTCTGGAAACCTTTGTTGTTCTATTCGCGTTATACACTGCTAATTCTAAAATCTCCGATGCGAGCATCTCTATGGCTCGCGTTACATTCACAAAGAAACCTGATAGAACTACTAAGAAATCTGCAAGAGTGACAGAGCGTGGCACATTATCATTTTCTTCTTCCACGCCCTATCCTCTCGTTAAGTAATACCTAAGCCTTCTTGCCTTTACGTCCTGCGGGGGTATAGCCAAATCTGACTTCTCCGCCTGCTGGTTTAGGAGCGCTCTTTGGACCTTCCTTTGGCTTAGCCATAGAAGCCTTTGCACGACCACCTTTTTTTGTATTCATATCACACCTCCCTACCCTGCGATAGATGCGAGTAATGTAGCGATATCTGGACGAGAGCCAGCAGCAGGAGCCACGCCCATTTGTTCTGGAATTGGCTGCGAGGCAGGAACGGGGGCCAATCCTGCTGCTGGAACTTCTGCGCCCATTGGCACTTCTGGTTGTTCTACGGGTTCTGGTGCTGGGAAGACCTCTTGCACCACCGTCTCTAGTTGCTTACCCTTCTGACGACCTCGGATTACCTCGGCGATTCGACTAACAATCTGAGAAGGATCTTGACCTTGTGCTGCAATCGCTGGAATAGCCTGGGCGTACTGAGCAACAGCAATACGCAGAGAATCACGCATCTCTTCAATATCCACACGCTGCTCTTCTTGAGTGACATTTAACTCCATAGGAATTTCTCTGCGTACATAATCTCTTGATACAAGTTTGTCGCTACGCATCTGTAGCAAGGCGATGATGGCATTGTTCGGATTCATCCCAGACATAATGCCGTAGCGCACATCTACGCCGTATTCGCCAGCAATCTGCCTATTGGGTACATACTTCATATTAAACGGTGTACCATCATCAACGCCTTTGATTTCCTTGGTCATATTGCCAAAGATCTTCTCATCGACCTCAAAGCAGAGCGATACAAGTTCGGTAAATAGGCGAGCAAACTGGGCCTGCGCTGCACGAACCTGCGTATCAAAGCCTGCTTGGAGCGCTTGAACGCCGCGACCTGTGATGATGGATGCGTCAATGTTACCGCTACGCACCTCTGGATAACGAGCGCCGAGACGTAGCTCGCGCTCAAGTACACCAGATTCAGTGAAGACTCCTGCTGGTAGTTCTAGCGGTACACGGCGAATTGCTTGAGGATTAGCAGAACGCATAATAGAGTCAGGGCCAAGTGCAAGTTCTTGGACATCCTGCGGAATAGCAATCGGCGCTTGGATAGATTTCTCTGCTGCTTGGATTTGTAGCACAGCAAAACGCGCACGAGCTAGTTGTACCGCTAGAATATCATCGAATTGACCACGTGCTTCACCGTCGAGGGATGAACGGATAGCCACACGTGCCATACACTTGCCAACAGGATTGGGAATATTTGATAGGACTAGGTTGTTACGATTAGGCACATAGATTAAATCTTGGTCTTTGTCGTGGTAACGGACCATCGTGATATATGGCGAACTAGATGCGTACTGATTGTTGGTAATAATCTGGTTGTAGAACTCTGGATATTGCATCGCTAGCGACTCAGCATCGGTATTGATAACTTGAGTGATGGAGATACAACGACCAAAGCGGTCCATCTCAGGATAGACACCAAATGGATTGAGCAGGCGGATACGTGGATTGTTGGTGTCGTAATCCATCTCTACAAGAGCTGGTAACATTCCGTAGGTGTTGAACCAGTCAGCGCCTGTATACATCTGAATCTGCAACTCAGATAGTGATACGTAATAGTTTGCGATACGGGTTCTTGTATCAGCGCTCTTACGTGCTGCATCTGAGACCATATTGGTAGCAGCGCAGTTAAAGGATGGTAGCGGTGCCATCACCTCTGCTAGGTCGCGTGCTGCAACATCAACAAAGTTGGCAACCAGAGGCTTGGGATAGTCCTCAGAGAACATCGCAGGATAGACCTTGTTGATATCTCCTTGACGCACCGATAGCACATCGCGCATACGCTGGTCACGGGTAGCATACTTGGTCTGCAACCGTGTAACCTTAGCAATGACCTCTTTGGTTGTAAGCATTTGTCCTTACTT